TCTATCTATAATTTTCATTTCTTCCTTCTGATAATCGCTTTCTTTTTAAGAGGAGTTTTCTCTTCTTTTTTTGCAAATTCCTTTTTAGAGGGAGGGGATTCTTCTTCTTCTGTCTCTTCCTCTTCTTCTTCTGTCTCTTCCTTTTCTTCTTCTGTCTCTTCTTCACCACTTTCGATAGAACTTTCTAATTGAGCGTCAGAACAATTATCCCAAAGATCACATGAACTACAATCTTCAAGCTGATCATTATCTTCTCCAAAAGAACCTCCATAAGGACAAGTTCCTTCTTCAACTTCATCAGGAGTCTCTTCTGTTTCGTTCTCTTCTACTTCTTCATTGGTCTCTTCTGTTTCTTTCCCATCACTTACTTTTTTAGCATAGAAAGCTTCATAGATTTTTTCATAAGAGGGCCTCATTTCTATAGTTTCATCAAGAGGAAAAGATTGATCAAGGATTTCTTCAGGAATTGGGGAAGGTCTATCAATAAAACGATGTCCTTTATAAGAGATTCCTTCTCTTTCAATACCATCCCCATCTATATATTTACCACTACTTTGAATGCTGAAAGCAATTCTTTTGCCATGATCCCAATGAGAAAAAGGAATATATCCTCCTTCACGAGGCTTCTTCGAAATCTCTGTCAGATTAGCTTCCATATAGAAATGGGCTACTTCCCAAATTTGTAATCCTTTTGCTTCTTCTTCAGCAGTATCATGTACCCATACTAAATAAACAACACGTCTATCTGCTGAGTGCTTCTTAAATTGTTGTGTTGAAAGATTATGTGTATTGATATATTCTGCTATGGGGTCTATAATTTTGAAGTTTCTTGCTGGAGATACAAAGCTTTCTTTCATTGATCCTACAAAACGATAAACCCAAATATCAATAAGATAAGAGGGTTCTCCTTCTTTATCTCTGGGGTGATTCTTCCCTGCTATGAAAGGAATAATGTCTATTTCATGGTCTCCTTTTGCTGGACGCCAGAAATTAACACCATTGGGCATCATCCTCTTTAATTTTTCCATAAGGAAAATTGAACTGAACATAGACTCATCTTTTCTTTCCGCACTTTCCTTGTGCCTCTCATCAAGACTTTGTTTAAATTTTGTTGCTTTTTTTCTAAATGACATTTCTTAATCCTCCTTGTGTTTTTTTACGTCTTGTTTTGATTTAAAAATAGCAAAGGAACCAAGACGTATTAGTAAATAAAATAAAATAAGTCCTATTCCAAATATTAGTAATATTTTTATAATATCAAACATTTCTCTTCACTGGTCTTTTCTTTAATTTTTCACTTCCTTCTTTGAGGGCTTCTTTATGTTTCTGTGTAACAATATCTCTATCAAAAGTATCTCTCGCTTTTTCGGGTATGTTGGGTTTTGCAAAATAATCAGCACAATATAATTGTGTGAGTCCTTTGAGTGCTTCTTTTCTATGGTCAAAAGAAGTCTTTCCAACACTGAGTATATTAACTGATTCATTTAGATCTATCAATTCATTTGATAGTTTTTTGATAGATTCTTCTGTTCTCAAACAAGCACTAATAGCGTTTTCTGTAATTTTATCAAGAGAATATTTTCCTGGATTTGATCTTATATCCTTTTCAACTTCTGCTTTTTTTATATCAAGTTCTTCTCTTTTTCGATCACGTATTGATGTAACTTGTGCATGAAGTTCTCCCCACTTTGCAAAAAGAAGTGCTTGTTCTGACCAATTCTTTTCAAGAATTGCAAGATCAATTTCTAAATCTTCTTTATAATTTATTGGTACTGTCATTTTATTTCTCCTCCTTTAAAAAGGAATATCATCAGAAAGTCCTTCAAGCTTCCTGCAAATATAATAACAAGTTAAAGTTAATCCAGCTCTTCCTGTGTGCATAAAACTTTCAGTTAATAGAGTCATCATATTAGCTACAGAAGGATCTGCTTTATTCAATAAAATCTTTTCAAAATAATTTAACATGGCTCTTCGTGATCGTTCAACATCTTCCACTTTTAATTGGGCTAAAATTTTTGAAACTTCTCTCCATTTTTGAAGTACTTTATCATTAACAAGAATGCGACAAATCTCTATTACTTCTTTTCCACCATATATATATCCTTCAATAGCTTTAATGATCTCTTCTTCATCAGTAAGTTCAATGACCGAATCAAGAGCATTAAGAGCTTCCCCTGGAGAACCATCAGCAACAGAAATTATTTTGGAAATTATGTTCTCAGGGTATTCTTCAAATCCTTCGCTTTTAAGAATCCCATTAAGAAAATCCGTCATTTCTCTTGGATTAAGAGCTTTCACTTCAAATCTTGCACATCTACGCCCCAAAGCTTCTCTAAGAGTTTTCTTAATAGAATCAAATTCTGCTGTGCATAAAACGAAATAGCAATGTTCAGGACATCCATATTCGAGAGTTCTTAATAAAGCATTAAGAGCTTCAGTGGTGGCCATGTGGCATTCATCAAGTAGATACAATTTATTTTTTCCATTAAGAGGACTATATTTCATATCATCAATTATACCTCGTATGACATCAATTCCTCTTGTGTTTGCTGTATCATAAATATGAAAATCCTCGTCTGATACTTCGAGAAGATTTTTAAGCACGAAACCAAATGTAGTCTTCCCACATCCTGGTCTCCCCGTAAAAAGAAACGAATGTGGTCTTCCTTCTTTACGAGAAACAAGATTGCTAAGAGCAGTTACTATTTGTTCATTTCCCGCAACTTGTTCAAGGGAATCTGGTCGATAATCAATATATAAAGGCATTTAGTTTTCCTTTCTTTTATCTTTCATATATACATTATAGCATATTATTGATGAAACATTTAATTTTTTCTTTTATTTTTGATTTTTTGTATTTCCTTTCTAAGAGCCTTAATCTCGTCTATTATATCTTGCAATCTTTTTCTAATCCGAGTTCCTGCTGCTCCGTTTCCTCTTTCAAATTTGATAATATCGTTTACCATATCATCATTACTGAGATCAATAAGTATACCACTTATTATTTCGTTAACAGAATACATTTATATCACCCCCTTTTATTAGTAGTTGTTCTTCTTGCTGGTCTCTTTTCTTCTATATATCCTTTTGACATCTCCGCCCAACTACCATCTACAAGAGAAGATTCATGTTCAATACTTAATGGAACTATTATCCAGGGGAATGCTTCTCTTATTTTTTCAGTTCCTATATAATTGATAGTCTTAATAAGATGTTCTTCTTCTTCAGGAGGAGTATCATGTAACATACTGTCATGTGTTTCTTCTATCACTTTTGATTCCCACTTCTCTTCTTTTCTTATTTTTGCAAGTTCAAGCATTGTCCATAATAAAAGATGAAATGCTGTTCCTTGTATCTGATAATTACAAACTTCATTAAACGACATTGGTCCTGAATAAACAAATCCCATATATGATTCAAGATACCCCTGTTTTCTGTAAAGATCATTGTTTTCTTCTTTCCACTTTTTATACACTTTAAATTTAACATCCCAAAATTTTCTTTCAACGTCTTGACAATGATCTGTAAAATCTCCAAGAGTTCTAATCTTAACGTCTCTTAAATGTTGTCTTACAGGAACTCCTGAAACTGTTTTAAGTCTTGCACAATCTTCCCATAAAGATTTTGCACAATCTTTATAATAAGAACCATAGAATTCTGCAAAAGTCCAATCATTCTTTGCATAGAAACGAATGTCTTTTGTGATTTCTTCAATAGGAAGTATCCATATATCCATTGCAGAATCTCTATGCATATCACTTTTAGGATCGGTAATGTATTTTATCATGTTTGGATCTTTATGGTAGCAAACACTTGTGCAGACTTCAACACCTGAAAAATCTGATTCCACAAATTTATTTCCTTTAGAAGGAATCACCCCTTTCCTGCAATAGTTTTTTATTTCTTCCTCTCTTACAGGTATATTTTGGATATTAGGTTGGGAAGATGCAGAACGATAGGAAACAGTCAAATGCAAATCAATAGTTGGATGTATTTTATCATTAACTGCAAATCTTCTGAACTGAGAAAGAAAAGTATTTTTAGTCTGTTCAAGGCTTCGGAGCTTTAATAGAGCACTAACGAAAGGAAGTTTCGATCTTTTTAAAGCATCTTCATTAACACTATAATTATTTTTCGCTGTTCTAACAGGATCGGCTTTAAGTACATCATAGATAAGAGTTCCCAAATCCTTGTTTGAATTAAGATCAATCTTCCTGTATTTTTTCTTTTCAAATCTCTTTGCTTCTTCTCCCTGTAATAATTTATTTTTAAGAGATTCAATCCTTTCTTTTAAATCTTTGTCTGTTTTTTCATAATATTCTTCATCCACATTAATACCAGTATTTTCTATATGAGCAAATTCTATAAGTCCTTTATGAAAAAATCTATAAGCATTAATTAGTTTTCCTTTTCTTTTTTTAAATTCCTGTTTTTGTTTTAGAGTTAAACGGAAACCATATAGAGAATCTTTGCCACAATATTCAAGCAATTCGTCAAGAGGAACTTCTTCTACTTTATTAAATCCTTCTTTATCCGTAGTTTCTAAATATTTAGAAATACGCTTATCGTAAGGTAAGATTCCAAAATTTATATAATTTTGAAATTTTAAAGAAGTAAAAGCCCTTCTATTATCAAGAATATGGGATGCTGTCATTGAACACCAATCCCACGGTTGTGTGTTGATATTAAGAATTTCTTTTGCCCATATATTTTCAAATTTTAAATTGTGAGCTTGCTTCTTAATTTCTTTTGTGAATAAAATCTTTCTGATTTTATCTTTAATCTGAGTATATTCTTTAGGAGTCCAATGATCTCTATATAACAAGGGAAAAGAATAAACTTCATTCATACTACAACATAAAGACACACAAACAATTTTATGTCCTGCTCTGTAGGGTTTTATTCCTGTTGTTTCAAAATCTATATATAAAAACTTTGGGGGATTTAATATAAAATTTTCAAGAAGTTTTTTGACATCAATAAAAGAATAAAGACAATGAATATGTTCTTGTTGTAAAGAAGGAACAACTTGTTGATAATTTAAATGTTCTACAGCTTGTTTCAAATCTCTGTCATATTGTGCTACTAAATTTAGATCTTTGTTCTCTGTTCGCATAGAATAAGAAGGATGAAATAAAGGAAATACCCAAGCGTTTGTTTTTTGATCAGGAATACATAATCCTCTCCATCTTGTTGGTTGTACTCTTTTGAACTCTCTTAGATAAAAGGATTCTATTGCTGCTCCACCCATCAACCAAATATAACGAGGTTTTAATTCTTCTATGACTTTATCAACTAAGGGTTTACAAAATTCTATTTCTGATTTTGTTGGGGTTCTTGTACTTCCTGTATAATCTCTCGGCCAACAATTTACGGCATTGATTTTATAAAAGTCTTCATCTAAATCAAGATTATAATTTCTTAATTTCCTTCTAAAATATTGACCGACTTCTCCTATGAGTTGGATTCCTTCAGCATCTTCTTCTCTTGCAGGAGCTTCGGCGATTATTAAACAATTTTTACGTCCATTTCCCGTATAAGACATTTTAGGGTATTTGAGATTCTTATAAAGACCACATTGCAAACATTGTGGTTCTTCTATTTTTGCTGATTCTACAGAAGCAAAAGAATCGAGTTCGTGTCGTGTGAAGAAATCAGACATGGTTTTAATAATCCCTTTTTAAGATGTAATCTAAAATATCCCAAACAAAAGATATTACTGTCACAATAGAGTCCCCTAACTCATGCTTCTGATAATATTCTATATTTATCGCAGCAGCTATAAACATCGCCGATAAAAAAATTATTGTTCTCATTTTAAAAATTCTCCTTATATAAAGACAACGAGCACCATATTTTATTCAATAATGTTTTTTATCTGGACCAATCTTCCATTCAATTTTGGAGATCCTGTAGTACTACTGATCAAAGTACTTCTTGAGATAGTGGTTGAAGTGTTGCTTTTTGTAAGATCCTCCATTTTTCCCTCCTTATTATGAAGACGGTAACATCATTATATGTCTGAAACTTCCTGCTCTGAACATAGCTTTCCCTTCTTTAATATACATAGTAGTTGCCTTTTCAAGCACTTGAAGCAGAAAAGTAGGATTAATAGAAAAAGAAACTTCTTTACCATCATATTCAATTTCAGGACTCTTCGTAATCTCTCCTTGAGAAGAAGAAGCTTTACATTCTATTTTATTCTTACTCAGATTAATTGATACCCTATGATTTACTGAAGTTTCTTCTTTATCAATTATAAGGGAAGCCGTCTCAATAGAGTTTTTTAATTCTTTTGGCAAACTTATTTTAGTTCCTCCAAACTTAACAAAAAAAGAACTAAAATCAGGATACGTTCCTAATATCCGTCTAACGCTTAAAAGAATATTTGTTGATGTGTGGAAATGTATCCACGCATCAGATACAGAGTACCCTGTGATTTCCGTATCTTTTAATTTATATAACAAAGAAGCAATTGAAGCTTCAATCATAATTTCTTCCATTTCTTCTTTCATAAGATAAATACTGACTCTCTTATTATCCGAACAAGAGATCTGTTTTCCTTTTATATTCAAACAAGTCAATGTACCAAGTGAAGGATCTCTTGAAGCGGAGAACATACATAAGAAAACTCCCTCAACAAAGTCTTCAGGTAAATCTTTAATTTCAAGACTATCTATTTCTTCTTTTATTTTTTCTGCACGATTGACAATATCGCTTTCAAGTATCGTTGTAAAAGTGGCTTTCGTTCCTTTCACCTTTAATAACAATTTTTCTTCTTGCAACATCATGTTTATTTCGTCTGCTGAAATCTTTAAAAGAAAGTTGTAAAGCAAATCAGTATTTACTATAAAAGAAAAATCAGATTTGAAAGGAGCATGACAACATATACTGTTATTGTAGGCTACTATATGCTCTCCTGAAAAATAAAGATTAGCCATGTCTTCAATTCTTGAAGTGGCTGGGCGTACAGTAGTTACAGCATTTAATAATTCTTCTCTATTTACTTTCATTCTTTCTCCTTTATATATTATTTTGTATTTTTTTACATCTTGCTTCAATATCTTTGCACAGCAAATATTGTTTATGTCAACGACTTCCTTTTTTATATTTGCTCTCTCCAAGCACAAATCTGATTATTTGGAATGAATTTCGTCTTAACCATCTTCTTGCTGTTTTGGATTTAATTTCTTTCTTTTTTTCCATGTAATATTTCCTTTATTCTATTCGTTGTGTGATGAGGGAGGACCGGATTCTCACCGATACAGTCCTATTATATATAACACCATTTTAATATTTGACAGAACGCTCCAGGAATTGCCCAAAAGCAATTTTGCAAAAACATTCCCGCCCTTTCCTTTTTAAGTACTTGGGACTGTTGCGTCATGGTTTTCAACGCAAGTATCTTGCTGCGACACCGCCTCCCCCAAAAATCAAATCAATTCTTTTTCTTCTGCAAACCATCTTATAACCAATGCTGTTCCTGTTTTGTTAAGATTAGGCCAATCTTCCATACAGCTTTTGGGAATCCAAAAGTTTTTATCTCCATCATTGAATCGAACAGCTAAATCAGATTGTCCGATTGTTTTGACATCAATCTCTACATATTCATTAGAATTGGGCAAGGAGACCACCTGATTTATCTGGCGGAGGAATTGCCCGCCTCCTTTCTGTAAAAGATTTCTCTTGACAAATGTATTTAATGTGTGTAACATTCTATCCAGGTGGTGGCTCAGTCAATAGCCGTATCGTAGCCCTCGCAAGGGGAGTTACAAGCCGTCTGCTTTAGCTGACGGTAGTTGACTTAAGATTTCCTAAATACTAAAATATATTCATGTTGTTTAGGAAAGATTTTTGTCTGTTGAATCACCTGCACAAATTGTTGATTAACAGTATGACCAAGATCGACTATATAAATATTGAATGGTTCAAATCCCACAGATTCAAATATATTATATAAATCAATGTGAAAAGGATGAAATTTTTTATCTTTCCTGAAATCCGCTATGAACCAAGCACAGAAAGAATTTGGTTTTAAAAGTCTATAATTTTCTCTAACATGATTAGTAAGTGATTTTAAAAAACCTTTGTATGTTTTTGCATTTCCTAACTGTTCGGGCTCATCCCCATACTTCTCCAGGCTATAATAAGGAGGACTTGTGATTGTGAAATCAGCACAATTATCAGGAAGTCCCGTATCATCAGAACTCTTTTCAATCAATTTTATCCATGAATTATGTTTTTCTACATTAAGACTTTCTTTTCTTCTCTGATAAAGGATTTTTTTAATCTTTTTATTGTCTTCCATAAATTCGTGACAGACATCAACTCCAATATAGTTTCTATTTAATTGAAAGCATAATTGCATACGACTGTCGTGGCCCGCAAAAGGATCATATACAACACCTTTCTCAGGACAGTAAAAATCAACTATCATTCTACCAACATTTTGTGGAAATGCGGAAAGATACCCTGTGCGTCCTTGAAGAACCATTCCTGTTTTTTCAAGTCCTGGAGTAAAGTCTTTGCGGGCGATCATTGTTTTTTTATTCTTTTTATAGTGATGAACGTATCCCCCACCTCTTCCTTCTTTTGATAAGTCGATTGTTTTTCTGCTCGATTCTACTCTATCATGTATTAAAATAGAAGTGGGGACTCTACCATATCTCTTAACAAACTCTTGATGGATTGAACGAGATTTGCGTAAGGAAGCAGCACTAAAGCCCTTTGCATCTTCATCAATATCTAAGTTGATTAGATCGTGCAATCCAAGAAGATCGTTTGTTTCAGAATGACTCACGTATAGTTTCCCCTAAATTGATTTGCTTTACTTTACAAAATAGAGACCTCAACACTTCGTATAATATTTTGACTTTTGGGCTGAAAAGTCTGGGGCTTACCTCTGGAAGCCGTCACCTTTAGGCGACGGAGCAGTCACAAACATCCTTTTGTTCTTATCATAATCAACAATGCCTTTTTCTTTGAGTTTATTAAAGACATCATAGAAAGTGCTTTGTTTATCATTCCACAACTCTTCTTTAATCTGCTTCATTGTCTTTGGTTTCTTTTTAATAGAGGAAACAAATAAAGAATTTTTTGTTCCCTTTACAAAACCAAAATCATCGTAAAGGGGTTTGTCTTTTTTCTCTTTTTTATGGGAAACAGGTTCGATTTTTTTGGAAGACTCCTTTTTTTCTTCTTTTTTCTTTTTCACTTTTTCTTTCTTCTTTGGAGCTTTTTTATCCGATGTTTTTTCTTTCTTTTTTATAGAAGATTTTTCTCTACTCACAACAATCTCTACTGTATCTTCAATATCCCCCCAAAAAGCATTATAGAAACCACTAATATCTTCAGGAAGATCTATATTTACTTCAGAAAGTCTTTCGACTTCTAAACTAAATTTAGTTATCATGTCTTCCTTTGTAACTCCAACGGTTCTAATTTTCTCTTCAATAACTTCAAGAGAATTGAGGGATTTGATTACATCTTTTAATTCTGTTAATTTAACTTCTTTTACCTTTTCTAAAAATGTTGCCATGATTTTTCTCCTTTCTTTGATTATCAATAATTGAAACATCTTTCACTTGTTTACATTATAGCATATTATTAACGAAACATTCATTTTTTTATTTTTTTATTTCACTATCCAACACAGGTTGTCCTACTTGTAACTGTTGAAGTACATAACACTCTCTATTTTCATCGAATCCTCTATAGTTATGCTCTAAAATTGATATACGAATTATTCCTGCTTCTTTGTCAAAATCGTCTTGATTAATGACTAAAAAGATACTGACGTGACCAAGCTTTCCTATCCATCTTGCAGTATGTTTGAGCCGGAGCTTATTCACATCTAATCCTTCCTTTGTAACTTGTGTTCCAGTCACAACTAACGCATGTCTTTCCCCCGCTAAACCAGCTAAGGACATCCATGTCTCGTCTTCTTTCTGCACTCCCGTATTCCCCGCTGTCTCCGGTCCTAAAACATCTGCATAATCAACAATAATTATTTGGGGTACAATATTTTCTGTCTGTTCAAGTATGTCCAAATCACGTTTTATAACAGAAACATTTACAGAAGCTCTTGGGTATGTTTTGAGTCGGAAGTAATTACCAAACTGTTCATCAAAAGCTTTCATTGATTTAGGAACAGTCATTCTATTAAATTCAGGTCTTTTAAATGCTTCAAACCATGTTGCAATTTCATAATCTTGTGGAAAGAATTGTCTGCACCAAGTACAAGCTCTATATACCATATTAGGACGAAACTCTGGCTTTGCATCCCCTCTTTCATAAAGAATTGTGTTGTTCTTTCTTTCTTTTTTATTACATTCTCCATGCTGATTCAACACACAGTCAAAGCAAGGATACTTTATATATCCATGTTCTTTAATATTTACAGCGTATGCTGTCAGTCTTTTGTAGATCCTATCTTCAATCATTTTGATAGGATCATCAAGCGAAAAGAAAACAACTGATATTTTAGATAGCATAGCTATGACTGCAAACTCAAGTAACAACCACGTCTTTCCTCTTTTAAACGGAGCTTCTATTCCTATAAACCATTCTTTGTCGAATGATCCTAAAAATTTGCCAAGTTCTCCTGGAAATTTAAAAAACTCTTCGTCTTCTTCCATAAAGAATTCTCTTACTGTTTCTTCTGCAAGTGGATTTATCCAATTGGTAGATACTTTTTGAATTGATCTAAACTTCTTTACTTCGTTCTCTGCTTCAACTATATCTCCTTTATCAAGCAAATATTGAATATTGGTAGATATTTTTAAAAGTTCTTTTCTCTTGAAATATTCGAATGTCTGATCTCTTAAATATTCAACATTTATACCCTTCTCATAAGAATACCTATTTGAAATATCCACAAGTAATTCTTCTATTAAAGAAGATTCTTCGTCTTGTAGTTTTTCCTTTTTTGATTCAAAAATATCTTGAATATGATCAAAAGGAGCTTTTTCATACGTCTCATAAAATTCAATAACCCATGTAGCAATCGTTTTAATAAAAGAACCTGAAAAGTATTCAAAATCAAGTACAGAATATATCTCATCAAGAAATTTCTTGCTGACAATCATTCCCGTAATTATTCTTTTCTCAATAGAAGTATCGATTCTTTGTCTCAGCACTTTCACTATGGTTTTTTCCTTTCTTCATAGGTTTCTATAATGATTTCTTTTAACATTTCACGATCTCTTTCATTAAAAGCTACAAACTTCCAAGAAATA